AGTCACCGTATCATCTGTGCATCGTCCCCTAGGCGGGTTGATACGGTATTTAGTCCTAGTCGTAAGGCAATAATAACCCAAATTAAAATAAAAGCAATAAAAAAACCCCACTTTTTAGGGTGGGGCTAAATCTAAAAGATTTAAGCGCCGGGAGAACCAAACATTCCCAACGGATCAGACCAGCCAAACGAATAACGCTCGCGTGACTTGTAACGCACGTTGCCTGTATCAAAGTCACCGTCCATTGAATTAGACAGTGGTGTACGGACAAAGTGCTTCAGACCGTTAGGCACATCAGTGGTCAAGAACCAAGCATTGGTGTCGGTCAGATAGTTGTTAATTGTGTAACCATCTGGAATCGAACCGTTGTTCTCAATCGCATTGATGTCGTTGTCGGTTGTACCTGTACGCAGTTTGGTTTCGAGCAAACGAGTTGCAACGAACTGTAGTGCGGGAGGAACGACCAACTTCTTAGGTTTAGCGGCAATCAGCAAACTACGCTCATCAGTCCATGCAGCGATTTGAATAACAGCGTTTTCCAACGAAGTTTCATTCAAGTCAGCAGGCACTGTTGGGGTGTTACTGTTAACGCCACCAGACACCAACGGATGCGATGTGCTAAACAAGACAACGCCGTCGCCACCAACATAACCAGCGGTAAAGCCGTTGTTGAGGGTAGCAGCAGCTTTAACTTGCTTGGTGTACGCCATTGCGCGAGCAAGCGATTTTGTATAACGAGCAGACAGTGAGTCGTACAAGTTATCTTCAATTGCTTCTTCTGTTAGGGAAAACCCTAGTGCAATAGTTTCGTGGTTGTAACGTGCAGTCCAAGCTTCCTGAGCATTGTCATACGCCAGTGCAGAACCTTCGTTCTTAACAGGGGCGGCTGAGAAGCCAGATAGTTTGGTCTCTTCCTCAAACGAACGCTCTGAAGATTCAGTTTCGTAAATCTCTTTGTGCTGTTCGCCGTAGGTTGCATACTCCATGCCGAACAAAGCGTTCAGGCCGGGAAGCAGCTCTTTAAGTAGTTGTGCGCGTGAAATAGCCATGATTTAGCTCCTTATACGCCGGTTGCGTTGTTGTACTGATGCATTCCAAAGTTGATCTTAACGATCACTTCTGGAAAATTATCAGCAGTAGTTTCAGTGTCTCGTACCACATCAATAATACGAATAGGCAGAGAAGCAGTTACGGCGGTTGTAGCTGTAATAGCTACGGCAGAATTGCCAGTGGTAGTAGACCCAGCGTTTTGAACTAACGTTGAGTTGTTACCAATGGCGGAAATACCTACACCGGTAATAGCGGTCGTAGCTGAAACTACAGCAACTTGGAATAACGTGTCTGGATCGTCAGCAACAACTGCAAATATCTTTGTGCCAGACTTAATAGCCTGACTTGCTGGATAAAATTGCTGTTGCTGAACTTGACCAGTCGAAGCGTTAGTAAAACTCACACCAAGAAACACGCCGCAAGGAGTAGCAGTAGCCGTACCGGTGTCCTTTTCAATTGTGCCATCAGAAATGCGTTTAACGAGGTCGCCGTAGAAAATGTTAGTGGCATAACCACTAGCAATTTGCATCATGCGAGTCGCACCAGCAAAAACTTGACCACCGATTAAATTAATCGGCTTTAGCCCGTAAGGGGCGCTTACAGTAGGATAAGCCATTTAAGACTCCTGAGTTAAATTTAAGAACCTTTACCAAAGCTTGTCGAGGACTTGTTCTCTTTAAAGAGCGGCATCCTTGGGTCGCTTTGGCGCATTAAATTATTATCTACAGCTTCCGTCTGAGCGCGTGTTTGGTCTTGGTAATATTTGTTACGCTGGACAACAAACTCACTCGGGGTTTTGCAGAGTAATAATCCGCCAATCTCAATATTGTCTTTAAAACGACTATTGGGATCAACTAGCAGTTGAAACTTTGGTTGCTCGTCTAGCTTGCACGGCTCCCAGCCTTCCCTGATTTTGGCAGAGTAATTGCGGGCATCCATTACATTAAGCGTTGCAACTCGAATCCATCTGTAGTCAAAACCTGCCTGTCTGTCTGGTTCAGGAAGCAATTCAGGTTGAGTCCACTGCTTAGGACGCTCTTGAACTGCACGGGTTTCTAACTCACGGGTAATTCTGTTTTCAGCCATTTTAATTCTCCAGTTTAATTGCTTCGCGGGCATATTGCTCAGGGGTCAAGCCAAGTTTTTTGGCAATTTGGATTTGACTAGCCTTTAACTTCACTTTATTGGGTGAAGTGCTGCGCGTAGCCGGTGCTACAACAGTGCTGGATTTTGTACGGGGCTGTTCAGCCTTCGTTTCTGGTTCAGAGTCATCAAAGTACTCCGAAAACCGCTTGCGAATTGTTTTGTCCAATGTCGCATAGTAGTTATCAGACCCAACCGGGATGCCATTGCGCTTTAACTTTTCGTGAAGTCCAAGTGCGGAAGCAGTCATCTCCTCATCTTGACCGAACCAAGGATTGCGCTCTTGCCACGCCATCGCTCTACGATCAGGCTGGGGAGCCTGTTGAATCTGTTCTTGTTGGTGTTGTACTGCGTTTTCTTCTTGCTGTAAAGCGGGTGGTTTAAATTTTTTCACTTCCCGCAGCTCATATGTTGCTTCCTGCATCGCTTGTTGGGCGTCTACAAGTTTATCACCGTCACCCGCATCGTATGCTTCCCGATAGGCTTTTTTAGCGGCATCTAAGCGTAGCTCGGCGGCATTAGTAGCAGTTGCCACGTACTCCACTTCACCGGCGGCATAACGCTTTTTAAGCTGTTGGTTTTCTTCAACAACACGGCGAGCGTAGTCAATAGCCTCTTGCTGCTCACGATACGCGGTTTCTTTAGCACGACGCTCGTCATGCCAAACTTTCTTCATCTGTTTAAGGCGCAGCTTAACTTTGTCGGAATACTCTTCCAACTCGTCTTGCTCTAGCTCCTCAACGATTTCCTTGGGCATTGGCTCTTTATTACGATCCTCAGGGGGAGTATCGTCTTCAATTTCAATTTCAATATTTACTTCACCGCCTTCAGCAAGTGTTTCATCTGGAAACTTAAATTCATTTTTTTCAAATTCAGCCATGATGTGGCTCCTTTATTTGCGCTTAATACCGCGTGGGTCATCAACTGTACCCTCGACCGTATCATCGTTAATCATGCGAAATTCACGACCGTGGATCACTAAACGGCTACCTGAGTTGGGTCTGACCAACACAAAATCACCTTTTTTGCACCACGGGCCTGTTGGAAATTTGTCTTTGTTTTTATAGCAATCAGGTCCAAGCTCAACAACAAACAAAACTGTTGTTAAAACTTCCTCAATCCTGATGGTTTCATCGGCTTTAACTAAGCCACTTTCATACTCTTTGTCTGTTTCTGGTATTGCACAAAGAATGTGATAGCCTGAAGGTTTGGGTAACTGACTTGCTTTCTCTTCAGCGGTAGCCTCAGGGCAGTACATACCTACTACTTGTGGGTTATCGGGGTTTGCGCCGATAAGGATTTCACTCATCAGAATGCTCCATGCGGTTTTTAAGGTCTAGGATATAACCCCGCGCAGTGAGAAGACCTTTAATCTCACCACACAGTCTTTTGTACTCTTCAAATGTGTCGGCTTTACCTGTGCCTACGTACTCAAAGAGTTGTTTTACTTTGTCATCAATTTCTTTAATTAAAACATCGTACATATCCATTTGTTATCTGCCTTTTGTTTGCTGCCTTGATTGTTGTTCAAGTTGCCTACGTTTATTCTCTGCGTCTAACCCAAGACGTATTGAATCAAGGGTTTGGCTAGACTCAAAAATTTGACGATCATGCTCTGCTTTCAGACCAACGCGCACACCCTCAATTTGTGCTTGATTATCTACGCGCTCTTTGTCTATCTGAAGCTGCGCCTGTTTAAGCTGAGCATCCATTTGGTCTTTTTGAGCTTTACGCTGTAAGTCCTGTTGCTTGATTTGTAACTCTTGTTGTTGCATCTGAATCAACGGGTCTTGTTGTTGCTGCTGCGCTTGCTGCTGTTGAGCTTGACTTTGATTCATCTGCAGTAAACGTTGTGCAGCCTGTGCCAACATAGGGGCAAGCTGA